TAATCAAAATTTAGCAGCATTAAATAATTATAAAAATCCAACATCTAATTCTGTTCAAACACAACCAGTTCAACAAGAAGTTATAAGTCAGCAACCCAAAAAAGAATTTTCTAGATATGTAAACATACATGGTAATAATTATGGATTTGATACTGCAGAAGAATTTATTGATATAGCAAAAAGAAAAAATTTACCTCAAGGATGGATAGAAGCTAATATACCAAAAGATTTAGAATCTCAAACAAAAGGGTTAATAGCTAAACTTCAAACAGGTGGTGAATATACAGTTAAATCAGGAGATACATTTGATGGTATTGCTAATAAATTGGCTAACAGCTTAGGTGTAAGTAAAGATGAGTTTATAAAAGCCAATCCAGGTATAAGAGGTGAAACATTACAAATAAATCAAACTCTTAATGTTCCTATTTCTGAACCAAAAGAGTATAAAACTTTTGCAGGAAAGCTTGCTATGGAAAATCTTTTTGCACCAGGCAAACCTTTTTATGATACATTTAGTTATGAAATGTTTGAACCTGCTACAGAGCTTATAAAACAAAGAGAAGGATTTACAGAGAAGAAAGGTAAGAGATCTTATATTGATAGTGAGGGTAAATTAACAGGAGGTATTGGTCATTTACTTACAGAAGTTGAAAAAAGAAAATATCCTAAAGGAACATCTATTCCTCAAGAACAAGTAAATAGATGGTTTGAACAAGATACAAAAAAGTTTTATAATGCAGCAATAGAACAAGCTGAAGAAATAGGTAATACTGATGAAAGATTAATTAATGCATTAGCATCTGTAAATTTTCAGTTAGGAGAAAATTGGTATAAAGAACATAAAAATACTTGGAAATTACTTAAAGAAGGAAAGTATAATGAAGCAGCTAAAGAAGCTGCTGATAGCAATTGGTATAAACAAACTCCTGTTAGGGTTAAAGATTTTCAAAAAACTTTAATGGAGATACCTAATATTAAAAGACAGGGTGGGGAAGTAGAAGAATTAGAATTATATAAAAGTTATATAAATTCAGATTTTGATAATAAAGCTGATCAAATAAAAGCTCAAAAAGTTTATGATAAGCTTAACAGAATACATTATAAAAATGCAAAACAGTTTGGCATGTCTGCTCCTAACTATATAATGACTTATCTTTTGAAGAATCCAAACGGTTAAAAATTAGTAATTTACTTTATTTATTTGTATATTAATAGTGTAATCTAACTATTATCAAAGTGAACTATTTATCAAAGAAACAAGAAGGCGGTCAACAAATAGAACCAGAACTTCAACAATTAGCATCAATGATAAACTCTTCAATGGAAGAGGGAATGCAACCTATTGAAGTTGTAATCAAACTTAGAAAAGATAAAGTTGATGCAGCAACTATTACACAAGCATTAACTCTAATGGAAATGCCAATGGAAGAAATAGTTCCATTATTACAAAGAGCAGAAGATTACATTGAACAAGAAGAACCTACAGGAGAAGAGGTTACACAAAACCCAGAACAACTTGCAAGAATGCAAAGCATGCAAGAAGAAGAAGGTGACGTAGATTTAGCAGAAGAAACTCTTTTAGCAAAATCTGGTATAGAAATAAAACCAGAAAATAAAGGTAAGTTTACTAAATGGGCTAAACAACGTGGTATGACTGTTAAACAAGCATACAATAAAGTTATGGCTAATACAGATGAATACCCACCATCTATAGTAAAAATGGCTAACTTTGCAAAGAATGCAGCTGGCTGGAATAAAGCTGAATACGGTGGTGAAAAAGGTCAGGCAGCATACTTAGAAAATAGAGACAGAGCTATTAAAGAAGCAATGGGTAAAGCTGAAGATGGTATGGAAATGTATCAGAGAGGTGGTACAAGTGATCCTAGAATACGTAGAAATATGAATTGGATATCTTCTCCAAAATATATTGATCCAATTTTATTAAGAGGATCAAATGACAATTTTAGTTTAGCAGAAGCAGCTTATGTAGCAGCTGATGCTTATTCAAGTTTATTTGGTGGTAAAGATAAAGATGAGGATGGTTTAAAAGATGGATTCTTTAGAGATATAAAATCAAAAAGAGCTAATCAAAAAGAAAGAATACCAAATTATTATGATTATAATATTAAACTAGATCCTAATGATCCTAATGAATATCAAATAACACCACAAAGATTATTTGATGCATCAAAAGGTGAAGCATTAAAATCTTTTACAGATGAAGGTATTCAAACAGGAACTACATTTGGATATGATGAATATGGTAGACCAATTGCCAAGGCTCCAGATTATGAAGAAGAACTTGAAAAACAAAAGAAAATAGAAGAGTCAATGACTTCAGGATTTAATTTAGGTGTGAATATTCCAAATGCAACTAAAAACTTTTTAGAAATGGCTTATGGTGGTGATATACCTAAAGCTCAAATGGGTGCTGGTTCTGGTATGGGTTCACAGTTTTTTCAAAATCTTAATACAAATTCATTTATTAATACTGGATTTGGAAATCCAAATGTTTCTGGACCAACGGGTTTTGCACCTCCTGAAGTAGAAAGAACAAATAAACTTCAAGGTCTTGCTAATAGAGTTATGGATAGTAGATTTGTTGAAGGTTACGGAGAAATGGGTGATCTTGCATTTAATGTTTTTAATCAGTTTAATAAACTTAATAGAGATATAAGATATAGAGAAGCAGAAAAACAAAGAGATTTTAATTTGATAGCTGATCAAAGTTATGCAACTGCAGCAGATCCATTTAATAAAAGAGGATTTAGAGGCCCATACTATGATGCACCTGAAGCAGATTATGTTACAGGACTTTATATGGGAAATACATCAGGTGTAACCAAATATGGTGGTGGTATAGACAACCCAGGTTTTAAAGCTTTACCTCCAGAAGTTCAAGAGAATATTAAAGCTAATATGAAAAAGGGTGGTGAGTTTAAACCTCATATGATGTATGATCCTGAAACAGGTAAAGGTTATAAAGCTGATAAATATGAAGATCATGTTAGAATGGATAAGATGGGATATGTTCATGAATTACCTAAAGCACAAACAGGTATGAATATAAATGCGTTTATGCAAAAGTTAAGAGAAGTAGAACAAGAAGAGTTTTATCAAGAAGGTGGAGAGATTGAAGTAGATTCAGATATGCTTGCTAAATTAATTGCAGCAGGTGCAGATATAAGTTTTTTATAATTATGGCTAAAATAAAAATAAATAAATTACCAGAAGGTTTTGAATTAAAAGGTAATACTGTAGTTCAAAAAAATACTATGAAAAATGGTGGGATGGTTACAGGTGATCAAGCTGATTACGGTTTAGTAACTGTACCTCAAGATTATTATACTGGTGTAGCTTTTAATGAAGAAGGTCAAGCAGATGTAAGATATAGTTTATCTGGTGTACCTAGAGATGAAGCTAATATAGAAGCAGAGGGTGGAGAAACTGTACTAACTGATCTTAATAATGATGGTGAGTTTGGTTTATATGATATAAAGGGACCAAGACACTCTAAAGGTGGTGTTCCAATGTTTTTACCTGAAGGGTCATTTGTTTTTTCTGATACAGATAAAATGAAGTTTGACAAAAAAGAAATGGCAGAGTTTGGAATAAGTAGTAAGAAGAAAAAAACTCCAGCTAAGATTTCAAAAAACTATCCATTAAATAAGTTATATGATGCTATAAATGATGAGCATTCAGATGATATAACAAAAAGAAGTGTAGACCTTATGAAGAATAAATACAGCATGGGTTTATCTAAACTTGCTTTTAAACAAGAAGAAAAGAAAAAATTTCAGGATGGTGTTCCATTAGCTTCTCATCCTTATATAGTATCTCTAGGTGAAAATCCTATTGAGTTTACAGCTAATGTAGAAAAGATAACTCAGCAACAAGCACAAATGGATGCAATGGCTGCATTGCCACCTGAAAGACAAGCACAGGTAATGATGCTTCAGCAACTGATGAGTCAAGTTGATAATGATGATGAAGCAGTTGTTATGGAAGAAGGCATGGCTAGATATGGCACAGAAATACCAATGGCTCAAGAAGGAGGAGAACAATTATCTGAAGAAGATGCTTTCCAATATGGTTCTATGCTTTTTCCTGAAGATACAGAAGGCGCTGAAGTTATAGATGAAACTACTGGTGAGCTTTCTACAACATCAACAGGAGACGTTGTAGGTACTGAAGAAGAGACAACAGAAGAGACCGCAGATATACCTGCTAACCCATTACCAGTTACACATCCTAAACGTCAAGAGTTTCAAAACAAACTTAATACAGGAAGATATGATGTTGTTAAAACTAAAAATGCACAAGGTCAAACTATTATTAAATTAGCTGAAAAACAAGCGGCTAATAAAGATCTAAAAGGTGTAGATAAATATAATAAATTAGAAAGGTTATTTACATCCAATGATCCGCAATGGATGAATACTGTTGATAGAGCATATACAGGTTTTGTTGCATCAGCAAAATCAAGAGGTATTGAAAATGTTCCATCTAAAGAAGATATGGTTAGAAAGTTTTTGGACTATCAAAAAAATAATTATATTATTTCAGATGCTGCTAGTAAAGATGAAAGATTAGCAAAAGAACTTGATAAAGGTGCTAAAAATAAAAATTCACAAGATCTTTTTAATAAGTATTCTGGATATAATATTAATGAGGAAGATACTAAATTAAATCAAATATTTTTCCAAACACTTGCAATAGAAGATAAAGAAAGTAAAAATCCATTTTTATCTTATAGAGCAGAAGGACCTTCTCAAAAAACAAACTGGTTTGAAAATAATACTATTTCAAGAGCAGATGGCTTTTATGGTAATAATACTTTAAATCAATTCTTAGATGTAACTGAACCAGACAGTGAAACAGTTATATTAGATTCAGATCCTCCTATTAAAGAAAAGGTAGATTATAAAATACCAAATATAAATAAAGCTCCTAATCCACAAACAGATTGGTGGATTCAAGATGTAAATAATCTTCAAGCACTTAACTTAACTGATGATAATTTATATTTACCGTGGAGACCTGATATGGCTCCTGTTAAAATAGATTATGTATTAGATGATTTTAGGAATGGTGTTAATGCAGCATTAGGTGCTCAAAATACAATAGCTAATGCATTAGGAACAGCAGGTGGAGCAGCAGCTATTGCTAATTCAAACATACAAGGGAATACATTAAAAGATATTGCTAGAACTATTAATACAGTAAATCAGAATAATGTTAGAACTATGAACTCAGTTGCAGGTAGACAAGCTGCAATGGATATGCAAGTAGATTTAATAAATCAAAGAAACACTATAGGTGTTTATGATGATACAAATAAAGCGCTACAAGCTGCTGATAACTTTAAGAATTGGAAGATTGCTAAAAATGCACAGTTGCAGAATGCAGCTATTACTAATAGAGCATATGCAGCAAACATAAATCCTTTGTTTGATCAATTTAATATTAACCCTCTTACAGGTGGGATTGTAGATTTTACAAGTCCTAAAGCATTTCAACCTGCTCCAGTAGTTGATCAGAATAAAAGACAACAACAATTTTTTGATGCTTATTCTAAATTTCAAAGATCAACAGGACAAACTAAAGCGCCAACTTTTCAAGATTATTTAAAATTTACAGGTCAAGGTAACTCAGCAGCAAATAACTTTTCAACAATGGGACAGCAAGAATTAGCTCAAGCATTGGCATCTGGATTATTAAACAGACGTGCAAAGAATGGATTAGAAACTAAAAAAATGGCAGTTCCATTTTACTCAGGTAAGATGGGAGTAGAATTGTAAACTTTAAAAGTGTTATGATTTATTTTGTTAAACTTAAAAAATTTGATTAATTTTATATTATGTCAACATACGTACCAGGAGTAGAAACATATTTACCAGACATTAAACCGTTTACTCCAGATTATAAATTTTTATCTAGTGTATTACAATCTAGACAAGATAAATACAATAGAAACTGGCAAGCAACAAACGACTTATATAGTAAAATTGTTTATGCACCTTTATCTAGACAAGATAATTTAGATAAAAGGGAGCAATATATAGAACAGATTAAACCTTCTATTGAAAAAATATCAGGTTTAGATTTATCTATACAACAAAATGTTGATTCTGCAAAAGCTGTATTTGCACCTTTTTATGAAGATGATCTTCTTGTAAAGGACATGTTATATACCACTAATTATCAGAATGAAATGGCATATGCAAATAGATTGCTTGATTCTCCTGATGAAGAACAAAGAGGTAAATGGTGGGAAACTGGTATAAAAGATTTACAATATAAGATGCAAGATTTTCAAAATGCATCTGGTGATGCTGCTCTTGCTATGGGAATGCCAAGGTATGTTGATGATGTTAATCTATATCAGATGGCAGAAAAATATTTATCTGAACTAGATCCTCCATTAAAGATAACTGCACCTATGAACTTATTTGTAGGAGAAGGTAAAAATAGACGTTTTAATACAGATGCTGATTTTATTATAACACAAACCAATGGTGAGTTAGTTACAGGACCAGCTTTAGAAATGATCAAGAATAGATTTATTGATGATCCTGCAGTTCAAAGAGCTTATTATACTCAAGCATTTGTTAAAGGAAGAGACTTTGCTGATGAAGGAGTTAGAACAGGAGAGTTTTCATCTATTCAAGAAGGACAACAAGCATGGGCCCAACAAACTATTAATCTTATTGGAAAACAAAATGATTTCTTAATGCAAAAGACAACCAAAGCTTTACAGAGAGAAGCTAATGGTGTAACTAATTGGGAGACATATGCAAAAAACAATGGTATTATACCTGGTTCTCAAGATGAAAAAATAATGAGAGAACAATATAATTCATATGAGGCTACAAAAGCAGCATTAGCATCTATGCAGAATATTAAAGATGTTTCAAAAACTCCTGTTAAAGATTATAATGGTACACTGCAAAAAGCTTATCAATTAATTTTGATGAATAGTATTGGTAGTGATTTAACTAAAGCTGCACGTGATTTTAGTATGCGTGATTATAATTTAGATTATAAAGTTAATGAACTTAAAAGAGATAAAGTTAGGCATAGACGTGCAAAAGAATTAGTAAAATATAGATCAGACTTAGATTTAGCTAATAAAAGAACATTAGCTATAGAAAAAGGTGAAATATTAGATCCTAGGCAAAAAATGCTTGTTGATTTATTAGGACAAAGAAAAGCTAAAGCAGGAGGTCCATCACAAATATTAGCTGCTGTAGATGATGAAGGTAAAATAATACGTGATAAACAATTAGAAAATGCACAAATATACAGTGAAGATTCCGATAAACTTCTTCAGCAAAAGATAGAAACTATAATAGATGGTAAGCTTATGTTTAATCCAAAAGGAGATGGAGGTACAGGCTCTTATACTATTACATTAGATAATGGAGAAACTGTAAGCGGATCACTGCAAAAAATAAGAAAAGCATTAGAAGCAAAAGATAAAAACGGTAACTATATAAACATTGATGCTATAGAAAAAGAAATAGATAACTTTACTAGCTTTACAGATCAACAAGAAGGTGCAAGTATGGCAAGTAAACAACATCCTTCATTAGTTGCAGACTCAAAATATACAAATTTCTATAATAAACTTCATGGTTCAAACAGCATATCTAATCAAGAAGATGCTTTATATAAAAACTTTACTACTGCTAATAATAAAGTTTTAAAAGTATATCAAGATACTAAAAAAGAAATTTTAGCCGGTAAAGGTAAAGATAATTCACGTTTATTATTAGAGTCTGGTTTTCCAGATATTATAGATGAAAATGGTAAATTAACCTTAGAAGAATATATTACTAAAGCTTTACAATTAGCAGAACAAGGTAAGTTAACAAATGTAGATTTATACGGTATAGATAAAGGTACATCAAGTTCTGATTATATAATTCGAGAAACTTCTTCAGTAAGGAGATCTGGTCCTGGTCTTACTGGTGGCGTAACACCTTTACAAGTATATATAGATAATGAAGGTAATAAAAGTACTGATATAAGAGAATTAGGATTAGGTGCTAGACCTTCTACTACTTTAGATAAAGTTACTATTGAAAATGATGCTGAGAGAGCGTATAAAATATTAAATAATAAATTAAAAAATAGTTCAACTTATGCTGGTCTTCCTTCACTACTAGATGCTAGAAGAGGAAGATCTGGACAAGATGATGATTTAGAACCATATCCAATATATGCAACAGATGTAAATCCTGCTTCAATGTCTGATGATGCCAAAGAAGACTTTATTAATCTTTTAATACAAAAGAATAGTCTTGAATCAAGAGGTTCTAAATATGGAATTGTAGTAGGAGATCAAGTTGAAAGTAAAGAAGATTATTTAAAGCAAAGTGATTTAGCTAATAAATTATTTGATGTTCTTGCTGATAATGTTAATTTTTATTTGACAACAGATAAAGCAACTAAAACCAGTATTAAGAATGTACCACAATTTCAATTAGAATATAGTCCTGTATTTGGTTCAACTGATGATCTTACAAAATCAAAAGCTGGTATTACAATAAAACCAAATGCTCAATGGTTAAATTCTTTTCAAAAAGGTGGAGAAAGTTTTGAAACAGGTGTGTTTACAAGTGATCAGATAGAAGCTCTTCAGAATGGTATTACTATAATTTTTGATCAACAAGAAGATGTTAATCCTAAAGCAAGATCACAAGAATATTATTCGCCATTAATGAGTGAAGTAGAACTTAGTACAAATAACTTTGTAGATAAAAAATATCCGGGTATTGATAGTATGCCTACAGGTGATTATTCAATAACCAAACCAGCTGATGATTATTATTATGTTACTTATAAATTTAATATGTATCAGGATGGCGGGCAATATACACCTACGGAAGAAATGTCTAGAATTATAGATTTACGTGGTCAGTCAGATAAAAGTTTGCAATTTGATAAAATTATGAATGAAACAATATTTGCTGCATTTGAAGTAAATAAAAACATGAATGATCAGAAAAAAGCAAGAGATGTTAAGGTGAACGGTAGTAAATAATAGTTTATATTTACAACATAATTTATATTAAAATAAATGATAAATCAATTGGACAATAGTAGTTTAAGTACTGAGATCAAAAGCAATGAAAGAACAAGTAATGGTATCCCAAATGTTGGTTATGAGTTTACACCAATAGAATCATTATTTGATACAAAGATAATTGATAATCAAATTGCTTTATTGGATCAGGAAAGAGTAGATACTATAAAAGCAATGGGTGATATAATTAGTACTTCTAATGTTCAAACTGTTGGTAATTATGCTGATATAAATCCTTCATACTCATCAAATACGTATGATCCAGTTAAACAACAAAATCCAATTGCACCTTCTGATAAAGAGTATTTGCAAAGTATAGCTAATGCACCTATTGATAAATCTGATTTACCTGGAATTGTTGCACCACAATATGCATCAGCAAAACAAACTCAATTTTTAAGATATTATAATCATCCAAAATTTAATAAACTAGGGTTTTCTCCATATGCAAATAATGAAGAATACTACAATGCTAACTCTACAATGTGGGATGATTTAAGTAGAATGGGTGGACAATTTACTAGTTTAGTAGGTAGCGCATTTAAAAGTGCTTACAGAAGTTATGGTGATTTATTTGATTCTGATTCATATTTTACAGGACCGGATACAACAACAGCTGAAGAGTTTGAAGAAGCAATGATGATTGGTAGTTCAAGCAGAGGTGGTGTTTTTGGATTTACCAATAATCTTTTATTAAATAGTGCATATACATTTGGTACAATTAGTTCTATAGCTGTAGAAGAAGCTGCATTAGCATTAGCAGTTGCAGGAACCGGAGGTGGTGCATCTCCATTTGCTGCTTTTAGAACTGGTCAAAATGTAGGAAGACTTGGTGCATTAACTACTAGTATAGGTACAGCTTTAAATGCATCAAGAAATTTTGCAAAAGGTCTTAATAATGTTGATAGAGCATTTGATTTTAGAAGAGCTGTAAAATCAGGTTTAAATTTTGGAGCTGATATAATTGCTCCACAAACAGCTGCTACTATAAGAAATTGGAAAACTACAGCTAATACAGCTCAGAATCTTACTAATCTTGCTAAGGCTTCTCAAACTGCAGGTGCTTTTTATAGAGATGTAAGACGTTTAAACTATACTCTTGCTGAAGCAAAACTTGAAGGAGGTTTTGCATATAATGATATGATTGAAACAGGGATGGCTTTAAAGTCTGCTGAAAATTTTGGTGATCCTGTAACAGCTGAACAAATGACAGAAATAGAAAACAGAGCTAATGAATCTGCTTTTTATACTTCTCTTGTTAACACTCCAATACTTCTTTTAACAAATGATTTAGTATTAGGTAATTCTTTAGGTGGATTTCAAAAATCATTTAATAGATTAACTAAACAAAATTTAAAAGGTCTACCTTCTAAATTAATTAAGACTGGAAGTAAAGATGTTCCATTTGAATATGTTGGTGATGGCTTTAAAGGTTTGATGAAATCAATTGGTAAAGCTGGCGTAAAAGGTAATGTTCAAAAGATTGCTGGTAATGGGTTAAGATTTTTTGCTGCTAACTTTGGAGAGGGTATCCAAGAAGTAAGTCAAGAAGCTATATCTGCAGGTACTAAAGCTTATTATACAGGTTTATTAGAAGATCCATTAGCTGGTGGTATAGGATTATTTGATTCAGCAGTTGGTTCTGCAGTAGATGAACAATTCTCAGCAAGAGGTTTTGAAACTTTTATGTCTGGTTTCTTAATGGGTGGTATAGTACAAGGCCCACAAAAACTATTTTTTCAAGGATTACCTGCTGTATATAACAGAATTAAAGATCCAGTAGCATATCAAGAACAAAAAGAAGCAAGAAAAAAATATATAAATGATGTAGTAGATTCATATAATACTGCATGGAAAGCTAATGAAGAGGATCCAGGTGCATTTTTTGACAGAAGTAAATTTAATTTTTTAAATCAAAAACAAATTTCAAAAAACTTAGAGTCTGCAAATTTTGATGCTGATAAATTTGAATTTGAGAATGAACAAGACCGTTCTAAATTTACAGCTTTATATCACATATATAGCACAGGAGGTCAAGATTTATTTAGAGAGCAGCTAGAAGATTATCTAAAACTATCTGATCAAGATCTAACAGATGCATTTTCTACAAATAAAAAAGATCAAAAGGCAGGAGATATTAGACAAAAACTTACTTCCATGATAGGTGAAATAGATACTATGGAAGAAAGATATGAAAAAGCATATGATCTAATTCCTCCTAGATTTGATCCATCAGCATTTAAAAAAGGATCAAGAGAATATCAAGAAGAGTCATTTAAGAAACTAGCAGATGATCATACTAGATTCTTGTATATGTTTACACAAGATAGTTTTGATAAAGCATTAGAAAGAAGTACTAGGATTTTTGAAAGACTTGAGACTGAACCTTTATTTAAAAACATGGCTGCATCTGACATTACTGTGTTGATGAGTCCTGAATCTATTGATAAAGAAATAGCTTTATTAACAACAGAAGTAGAGCTATTAAAAGAATCAGATCTTAAAGAAGATAAAGATACTTTAAAGTTTAAAACTGAAAAAATTAAAAAGTTAAGTAAGTTTAAAGATATTGTTACAGATCCAAAAAATTTAACTAAGAAAGGTTCATTTGCTAGAAAAAATGCAAATAAAATAAAATCTGCATTTAGTGAATATGTTAAATTCTTAGCTGCTTCAGAAGATAGTTTTGTTAATGATGCAGTTATAGAGGATGCATTAAGAGATATTATTGATTATAATTCTTTAAAGGGTAGCGCTAAAGTTTATAGTGAATCTTTAGAGTCTTTCTTAATACCAGAAAAATTTGATAGAGTATTTAAATCATCATATGATACTTTTAAAAATACATTTAAAAATGCAAGAAATATATTTAAAAAACAAATAGAAGAATATGTTGGTATTCAGGAAAGAAATATACTATTAAATCAATTAGATAAATTAGATATTATACCAGATCCAGATCAAGTAGAATCATTTTTACTTACAGGAGATTCTACTCAGCTACGTAATTTTTATAATGATAGTGGTGAGGTAACAGCAATTAATAATCCAGAAAAGTTAAAAGATATAAATGAAAAGATTGGAATATATAATGCAACTAGACCTGATAAAGTAGAAGAAGAAGTTGAGGAAGTAGAAACTGAAATAGAAAATAAAGAATTACAAGATATTTCAGAAGGCATAGGAGTTCAAGTTCCAAAAACAATTACTCCTTTATTATCTAACTCACTGAAACTTGCATATGAAGAGTATTCTTCTAGAGCAGCATCATTAAATCAAAAACCATTAAAATATAATGAATGGTTAAATAGTGAAGCAGGAAAAAATCATAAAGAAGCATTTTTTACAATTAAACAATTATGGGTAGCAAATGACTTATTGATTAATGCTGATAATCCATTAACAGAGGAGCAAATAAAAGCAGATGCTGGTTTAGTTGATTGGTTGAGAAGTGAAGAAGGTAGAAATGATCCGGGAGTATTAGAAGTATTAAATTCTGTTAATTTAACAATTGATGAATTAATAGGTCAAAAAGAATTATTACCTGAAGAAGGAAGTACAGTTAGAGGAAATACTAATAAACGTGTAGTTAGAAAAGGACCTAATGTATCAATTGTTGAAATTAAAACATCTGATAAATTTGGAAATAAAGATTTATTATATCAAATAAAAGATAATTTTGGAAAAAATATTTCACCAGAAATATTAACTTCATTAAATATTATAGAAGATGCTAAATTTGATACATTTGAAGAAGCTCTTAATGCATTTACAAAAATTGAAGCTGCAGTTCCAGATACAACAAGATATGTATTTGATAATACGGTATTAAAAGTAGGTAATTTTGTTTATGATAGAGATGGTAATGAGTTTATAGTATTAACCAGTCCAAAAGATATTGAGGCTAAAGGAAACATATTAGAGATAATTCCTTCAGATAAAAATTCTGATCCTAACAGATTAGATTTTATTAAAGAATTAAAACCTGGAGAGTTTGAAAACTTTTATACTTTACAAAAATTAGAGATTGTTGATTTACCAGATAATGTATCTAAGCTAGATATTAGAGATATAATACAACCATATCCACATGTTAATAGAGAAACTGGTGAGACAAATGCAAAGGCAAGAGAGCGATATGAATTTATAATTTCTAATTTAACAGAAGAAGAAAAGAATCAATTAGTAATAGTATATAGAAAGGATCCTGAAGGAGGAACAGCTAAAGGTAAATTAACTATTGGAGATCAACCTTCTAATCCTTTAGTAGAAAATATTCAAGCTAAATCTATAATAGGGTTAGCTTTTGGTAATAGTAATACACTTAGTAGAATTAATGGTAAACTTATTGATAATAATTTAGAGCCATCAGATTCATCAGAAGGAATATTTGCATATTTTAAAAATGATAATTATGAGTTTGAAGGTGTACCAGATCCTATAAACTTTACTATTGATCAAGCTAAAAATGTAATTGACTTTAGCAAAATACAAGAAGGTAAAAATATTTCTGATGAACAAAAACTAGAAATCATTATTAAATCTTTTGCAAAGAATAAATTACTTAGCACATCAACCGAATCATTAGCTTCTGACTATAATGGTTTTATTCCTTTATCTGCATTATCAGAAAGTTTTACTTTAGATCAATCAATTGATAGTTTAATTTTTGATGCTGCTAATCCGCAAAAAGCAGATGAGTTAAAATACAATGCTTCAGATGAATCTGGTAATAAAGTTATAATTCAGATCCAAGGAGAAGGAAAGAATAAAACAAGAATTGAACGTACAAATCTTCAAGATGCTGCAGCAATTGAACTTATAGATAGGGTTAATAAAGGTTTACAAGAAGCTGGTGAAATAGATGAAAATAATAATTTTACTAATCCTAATATTACTGAGAAGTATGCATTAGCCGTATTACTACCTAATGAAACATATAAGCTTGTTCCTTTAAAAACTGAACAGTTTAATAATGATGAATTAAATGAATTGCTTATTAGTGTGGTTGATAGAGCAATGCTTACAACACAAGAAAATTTAGATGTTGAAGTTACTGATGATACAACAGTAAAGCAATTAGAAAAAGCTAAAGAAAAAGATATTGCTTATAATAAAGAATTTAATTCTGAAATTAAAGATTCATTATTTATTTCATCATCTCTTAAAGGGTATAGATATGAACTACAAGTTAGTCCATGGGGTAAAATAAATTTACAATTAAGACAAAGTGTTGGTCAAAATAAATACAAGACTATACAAACTGCATACTTAGGAATATCTGATTTAATGGCAGACTCATCTGCTAAAGATAAAATGGATATACTATTAGAAAAGTTTAATAATCAAGTTACAGAAGATCAAAAAATATCATTTAATAACTTTAGAAAATCTTTTCCAATAGATGCCGGTGTTCAAGAGATTCTTGATAAAACAACAACTAATGTTCAGTATGATGTTATTGCTAGACCAAGATTATTTATAAACGCTGATTCTGCAAGACAACAGGCTATTATAGATGCTTCAATATCTACTAATAGCGAAAGTGTAAAAGCTCCAGTTGAATCTGCTCAAGCAGCTGTTGATAAACCTAAACCACAGCAAGTAGAAAGAGTTGTTGAAGCTGCACCTGAAGTTGCTGAAGAATTTACACCTGATCAAAGATTAGAAAACTTAAAAGAACAACTTAATGTACTTAAAGCTGAAGTTACTAAAGATTTAACCGGTCCTGCTATAGCTAAAGCTATGAGGACAGATGAACGGGTAATTAAGTTAAAAGAAAAAATAAGAAAAGCAGAAGATGAATTAAATGCTGCAAATAAAATATTACCTGCAAATACAACTGAACAAGCTAATGCTGATATTGAAGAATTTAAATCTTGGGCTGCTCTAAATTTACCTGATTTTATTACAATTGATGATATAAATACATTAGGTAATAACATGAAAGCTGGCGGTGTTCGTGTTGGTGCTTTTGCATTAGGGTTATATAATTTAGGTGGTGGTTTAACTATCAATGGTACTATATATACAGGAGCTACAAATCCATTTAAATACCATGAAGGATTCCATGCTGTATATAGATTACTTTTAACAGACGAACAACAAGCAAAATATTTATCTATTGCTAGAAGAGAAGTTAGAGCTAAGTTAAGAAAAGAAGGTAAGAGCTATAGAAAAGAACTAGAAAGATTTAAAAACTCTGCAGATACATATTCTGATATGAGTGATTCAAGATTAGAAAAAGAATATCTTGAAGAATACATGGCTGATGAGTTTGAATTATTTAAACAAAATCCAAGATCTACTAAAACAGATTCTAGTATTAAATCATTATTCAATAGAATATTAGAATGGATAAAAGCATTATTTAATTCATATACTAAGAATGAACTATTAACTCTTTTTGAAAATATAGAT